TTAAACTAATAATATTTTTTCTACAATGTCATCTAAGGTCTTCTTATCTTCACTTATATCTTCAAAATCAAATATAGATTCTATAAACTCTGATAAATCTGTTTTAACATTATTTCTCGACACAAAACTCTCTATCTTTTTTATCTCTGTTTCATACTCATTTTCGGGAGCATAAGGAAACAAAGAGTAAGGGTCCCATTGATTTATTATTTTTCTTACATCCATTTTAATCATCACCAAATAACTTTCTAATTGTCAGTGTGTATTTTAATAAAATTTTTTCATAAATTCATCAAAATCATAACCTCTTGACTCTATATCATTTTTGATCATATCAATTACTTCCCAATAGCCTTCATGTCTTCCTCTATTAAAGTCGTTGTCTTCCTCACCTTTATTGTCGTTATTTCTATCTATAATCCTTTTAACTATTGATGCAAGTGTTGATTCAGTCCAATTCCATTCTCTCATCTTTTTTCACCTCTCTTTTTAAGTTCCTCTTCTGCATCCTGTATATTCTTTTTAAAATTTGAAATTTCCTTTTCCCAATGTTTAATACGACCATTTTTAACATCTTCTGAGCTATCTTTCCAATCTTCATAATACTTTTGAGGATTATTTATTTTTTCTTTATGCTTTTCGATGTTCTTTTTATCCGAATTTATTCCCTTTTTAAGTTGAGCATCAGTTTGAATTTCTTTATCTTTATTTGAGAATAACTGTAAATCAAATTCTTTTATATTTCTATTATACCCATTATTAGGGATTAAATCCGCTTTAAAGTAGAATTGACCTTGCTCTTGTCTGACTTCTCTTATAACAAACTTCTGATTCCTAGCAAGTAAAACCTCTTTTTGTTCCATGTCAGCAATATCAAATTCTTTTAAATCTATACCATGAACCCCATTAGGTACATTAAATTCAATTACACATGGCTTTGAGCTTCCAGTAAAGCCTTGAAAATCTAAGGCAATTTCTTTATCTTTTGTTGTAGACATAAAACCTTTATCAATTATTTCTTTACCTTTAATGTGTTTAAGATATTTCTCTAATGTTTCTTGAGCTCTTTTTGAGTCATCTCCATAAATGTAAGCGCTCTTTAAATCATCATAGTCAAAGTCACTTATGTCGCCTATTATTGAGGATATATCAACTGACCTATATAGAGTTTTTTCTTTTACTATTTGACCTTGAGTTGCTTGGTCTAGTTTTTCTAAATATATCTTATCGTCTTCGCTGAGTGGATAATCAGCTATTTCTCCTATGCCTCTAAGTTTGTTATTTATCCACATTCCATCTCCTGAAACATACTCTTCTATAGCTTCATTAGTTTCCGCTTCGGTATACTTAAGTCTTGGTTCTTTTGGCTCATTAGGCATATCACTCCCTTGATTATTGTTTGAAAGTTTTTCAACGTACTTGTCGTACCATTCTTTATAAGTTAAATCCTCAACCCTAATGCTTTTTCCAGTCTCAGGATCTCTTGCCATTCTCGTATTTTCTATCTCAGCTTGAATGTCATCGTTATAATAAGGTACTGTTGTCGAACGGCAATACACATGATAGGGTGGGGCTGTAACTCCTCTTTCATAGTCTTTAACATCAAATACTTTTCCATCTAAGTTCCTACAAATATTAGAAGTTCTTAAATCAAGTGTCGCTACTACTTCATACTTTTCTACTCCCATTCTCTCATACATTGCTTTTCTTGACTGTGAATGTATTGCTGAACTTTCTGTTAAAACAAGTCTTTTAGCATTTGATTTACTAACTTCTAATTTATCAGAAATAACTTTTGTGATTTCATCTGGTCTTTTCCCAGTAATTAAGCCTTGCCTTAAATCTGTATCAAGTGTAGCTAATAACTTATCCTTTCTTTTCCAAATCCTATCAGAAAAGTTTTCCCCGTCATTTGTCCAAGATGTGTTTAAAATATTATTTACAAAGTCTTTGGATAGACTATTTATATTTTTATATCCTGTAATTCTCTGCAGTTCATATAAGTCTTTATAATATGAAGATGTGAAATTATTTGAAAGATGATCAAATAATTTCTTTTGTTCCTCATTTAATAGACTTGCGACCTTTGATTTCATAGACACTTGCATTGCTTGTAGTCTTGATATCCTAACTCTTCTCGAAATTATATCAAGTTCTTGTTCTATATTGGGGCTAATAAATCCTTTTGATGCTTTTCTAAACTCATCAAGACCAGATTTAAAGGATCTAATCTCATATTTATTTAAAAGCTTTTTAGCTTCTGCCATGCTCACATCTTCCATGGCGCTTAATAGTTTAAAGATTTCGCCATCAATGTCTTCTATAGTTCTTTCATAAATTTTAAAAATCTCTTTTACATATTCTTCATCGCTATCAAATACATCCTTTGTTGATTTTATAAATCTATTCTTCCAGTAATCCGTCATAGTCGGACTCCTCTTTCATCTCAAAGCTCTTTTGTTTTATTTCTTCTTCAACATCATTAACCCAAGGATGATGCTTCATTATAGTTTTTTCAGAAATTATGCCTGATGATTTCTGAGCATTTTCTATTGTCGCAGATTCATTAATTAAAATATTTCTATCAAAAGTGAAATCAACTTTTTGATACTTATAACCCTTATAGAAATTATAAAAATAAAGTAGAATATCTAAACTTACTTTAAATTCAGTTTCCATCTCATTGGCATCTAAATCTATATTGGTATAAAGGGATTGAATTGTCATTTGATTTACAGCCTTTTGAAATAAATCTGAATTAGTGTCTACACCCCTTCCTACATCAATAATTGCCCTTCTCAATATCTCTAATAGAGTCTGATAATTGCTAATATCCATGTCAACCTTTAGTGTAGAAACATCAGCATTACCAGTTTGTGAATTTGAGGAGAAGGCAAGTATTCCACTTCTATTTATGCCTTTTCTTATTTCTTTTAAAGATTCTTCGTCATGTCCACCAATATTTTTTAGAACTAAAATTGTATTTCTTGAATCTTCATCCATAGAATCCATGAACTTTGAAAGAATTTGATTTATTGCATCTTGTAAAGTCTTAACCCTATTTAGAAGAGGCTGTTCCTGTTCGTCCATTCTAAAATAAATAAGAGGAATCCTCCCCCAATTTCCTATTTCACCTCCAATAGTAAAATAAGCCTCTCTACTTGTTAAAATCAATTCTCCGTTTTTTTCAATGTATTTATCAATTCCATATAAGTGATAATATTCAACAATTTGTGTTTCATTGTCATCATAATCAACAGAAGTATAAAATCTAATAAAACCACTAAGCCAAGAGTGAAGTTTATCCTCCCATATAGGTATTATTTCAAGAGGGTCAAACTTCATTAATTTGAAATTGCCTTCAAAATCTATATAGGGATAAATATATCCCATATTAGCAAGTAAGGAATCCTTACCAACTGACTTTATAAGCTTATGAAATTTTAAGTCAAATAATTCATTTAATTCTTTTTGATAACTTTTATTTTCAGTATTTACTCCTATAGGTCTTGTTAGTAGATAATTCTTTTTTTGATCTACTAAAACAGAATATAAGTTATTCATTATTTTATTATTAGGTAAATTATTGACTTCTTCTCTCGTCCCTTTTATAGATCCTATAGCTAATCTCTTTTTATCTAATACGTCCTGATTATTATTGTAATACCTATAGCTTGTTAAGATATCCTTGTAATCTTCACTATTCCTATAATCATCTAAAATTTTTCTAATTATTTTTGGAGATATATTATCCAAAATATAAACCTCCTGCCTCTATTATATTTTCTGCAACTCCTGTAGTTGCATCTTGTGCATCGTCGTGTGGATTCTTACCTTCTCTTTGATACTCTTTCATACTGACAAAATACTCATTCCACTTGTTGTGCCAGTTGCTAGGATAATAAATATGTTCCATAACCCAAGTAGCATTACTAAGTATTCTCGCATTCTTGTTATTGGTTTGATGAAATGTTCTTACAATAGTCTTGTGATTTCCAAGCTCTCTCAAGTTTCTTTCAACTTGTCTTGCAAATCCTCTTCCACCATTATTCCCTTCAACAAGAGCATTATTTACTTTGAATTCAGTAAGTCTTTTTGCAACTTCTTTTTCAGTTATCTCCATGTGATCCTTTGTATAATAAACATCTAAAATATAGGCTTCTCTATTTAACACACCATATATAATGTTACAAAGGTAATCATCACCAGTATCTGCAGTGTCACAATAGGATTTAATCTCAGTAAACTTATAGTTACCAAACATATCCTTAGGAATTTCATCATAAGTTTTAAAACTTTTGTATAAAGTTCCCTTTAAATCAATAGGCTCTTGCTGATAATTAGCAAGAGCAATTTCTGGACTCATTGTTTTTGTTTTAATTGTGTAAGACTCATAATTTAAAATATCATCACAAAGCATAGAACCATTATCTTTTATAGCCTTGTATAATATCTGTTTATAACTAATCTTATTTTCATTACAGTGAGAAATAAGCCTGCCAGCCAAGTCCTTTGAATGCCACCTAGTCATAACAACTATTATTTTCCAATCATTTCCCTCTAAACGAGATAACATTGTATCCGTAAACCAAGACCATTGTTTATCTCTATTTAGAGAATTATTAGCTTCACTTGCATTCTTTATTAAGTCATCGATTACAATTATATTTGCACCAAAACCTGTAGCAGTTCCTGTTGGAGAAGTTGCTAAATAATTATTGTTCCCCTTTTCCAAACTCCATAAATTAGCAGCACCATCTCCTTGTTTTATGTTAGTTTGTGGAAAAATATCCGAAAAAATGACTTTATCCTTATCTGCCTTTTTCTCTGTAATAGAATCTCTTACCATTTTAGAAAAAGAAGTAGAAAGAGTTTCATTGTATGATCCAGTCATTATTTTTAAAGAGTTATCATTTCCCAAAAGCCACTGTATAAAATGACCTATTGTAAAAGTCTTACCATGTCTAAGCTAAGGAGGCATATTAACTATGAGAACTTTTTTATCTGACTTTAGAAAACTTTGTAAACTATTACAAAACTCTTTTAAATAACTTCTGCCTTTCTTATAAAACTTTGGAGTTTTAAGTTGGCAGTAATAATAAAAGTCTTTTCTTGCAAGAGCAAGTTTAGCTTGTTTCTTTATCTCATAGTTAATAGCCATAACAAACCTCCTAGTCACTTTTAATTAACTTTCTAAGTTCCTCTACACTCAAACCATCAAAGGGATTATTAGTTTTTATATTCCCTGTGAGATTAATATTTTCAATAAACATACCTTGAACCCTAGCTAATAACTCACTAGTTTTAATTCTGTCCTTTATCTCAACTTTTTCATCTCTAAAAGTCTTAGTCCAGAATTCTTGAATTTCTTTAGCATCGGCAATCTTTTCTTTTTCAATTTTTTTATTGATCTCATTTATATATTCTAAAACAGAAAGCTTTGCAGACTTCGAATTAGGATTTAACCACTCAGCCGCCCTATCTCTTGCTGTGCTTTCAGCAAATCCAGCTTTAATTGCTGACTCAATTATTTTTCCAGTTCTGATGTACTCATCAGCAAACTTTTTATCTCTCGCATTTAATTTCATACACCATCACCTCCAAAATAAATTTGTGCATAACAAAAGAGACCCTACATAAAGGTCTCTTTTATGAATAAATATGAATTTTCTCTGGTAATCATTAACTACATTCTTACATTTTATATACTAACACAGAAAAATCGCACAAAACGCACAAAATTATTTGTTTCTAAATAATCGATTCCCCGTTTGAATTTTTCCTTTTTTAAAATAATTTTTATAAATTTCATTATTACAGTATAGCATATGAAAATTAATGTTGAACTTAGGTTTTTTAGATAAATCACTAACTTTTAAAAATCTTCTTTTAAATTCATTTGCACTATTATTTTTACAGTCAAATAATTTGTAAAGATCATTAAGAGTTTTACACTCGTTCAATGACTCTACCAATTCATCTTCAAAATTTTGATTTTGAATATATATATTAATTTTATTAGCGTTTAGAAGCTCCAGATTGGAATTTATTCTATCTACATTTGTTTTATTTAGAATGTCAGCATCCAAAACAATTGATACACTATTATACATTAAACCTATTATATTTGTATTGAAATCATTTTGAGCTAAATTATGAACTACTATTTTGGCTGGATGTTTTAACTTACTTTTAAAATCTTTAAAAAACTTTTCTTCTGTATTTCCCTCAACAATTATTAGATTCTTTAAGTTACTCATCTAAATTTCTCCATAAATCATCTAGTTCAGGATATGTTTCAAAATAATTATTTTGTACGTATAGTTTTAAGTTCCTATCATTTTTGTTTAATTTCTTTTCAGGGTTAACAACACCAATAACACCATCATTTCTGGTAAAGAAAGTATAAGAATGAATAGGAACGTTTAAATCTAATACATTTTCATTATGAGTTGTTATAAAAATTTGGGAATCTTTATTAGATTCAATAAGCTTTAGAATTAAGTCATTACTTAATTCAGTGTGCATATATGCCATTTGTTCATCTAAATAAACCGTCCCTGGAAATGAGTTAAGATTTTTTAAAATATAACTCATTTCAATAGCTTCAATCGTTCCTTGAGATAGCCTGTTGTCCTTAATGTTTTTCGGGTTAGATTCCTCTACTAAAACTCTTTCTCCGTTTTTAAATACAATATAATAATCATCCTCTTTAATATTGTCGTTATCTTTGTTATTAAGACTTGTGGATTCAATCGTTCTTATTGAATCTATAGAATTATCTATAATTTTTAATATTTTTTCAGTCTCTTTCAATAACTCATCTGATATATTCGGATTAATTGAATTTTCTGTAAAAGAAGCAAACCTAAAATAATAAGCAAAGTTTTTTGTAAAAAATAGTTTAAAATCAGACTTTTCTTCTTCAAAAAATGAGTCAATTACTTTTGATATTATCAATTTATCTTTTTCAAAAGAGTATACGTCGTTAGATGTTTCAATCGAAGGCTCTTTCTCTAAATATTTTTTGTGGCTATCTAAATTTTTAGATTTTCTTAGTTTCGTATATTTTAACTTTTCTATATATTTGTTTTCTTTTACCTCTAACAAATAATTAAATAAATATTTACCTTCTACAAATAATATTTCACAGCTGGAATCCATTTTTTTATCGTAAATTTTTTTTATTATAGAACTTGGCCTGCCTAATAATAAATTTTCCATTTCACAAATAACTTTACCAAAAGTAGTTTTCCCCGTGGCATTGCCACCCATTATTATATTTAATTTTTTATATTTTATATTAGGTGCACATTTTATCCTTTCATTGCCAACTATACTTTCACCTTGTAGTCTATCAATAGTAAAATCAATCTCAAAGTTATTAAACATACAAATATTATCAATTTTCATATTTAACAAAATCATAACTCACACCTCCATATTTTTTCATTACACAAATTCCAGTTTTTGGAATTTATCCTTATTTAATTATAAATTTAAAATTTAAAAAAGTCAAAGATTTATGCTAAAATTTTAGCATAAATCTTAAAAATATCTATTATGAATCATTCTTGCATAAGACTCGTTTGAACTTCCTAATTGTCTAGATATATATACCCAACTCTTACCCTCAACATATCTGAGTTGAAAAACAAGTCTAGTCCTTGAGTCTTCAATGTTATTAATAAAATTTTCAATATCAACCTTTAACTTTTTACACTTCTCAATTCTATAAAATAACTTTTCTCTTAATTTTTTTATGTAAAGAGAATCCTCAACCCCTTGAATTTTTAATTCATACTGAGTATAAGGAAACTCTCTTTGCGAAGATTGAACTTTATCAGTAACAATTTTACCTTCATAATTTTTTATTTTATTTTCAAGTTCTTTGATTTCAATAAGTAAATATCTATACTGTAAAAGTTCTTTTTTTGTCATTAATATCTCCTGTAACAATAAATATAATCTTGCCAAATTTCTACATAATAGCCACGATTTTTATAATAATTTACAATTTTTATTTTATCCCTAATTGTTTTGTAGGGAATTAATAAACATGTCTGCATTCATCAAAGGCCCTCTATAAGTTCTTTTATATTCATTCTCCCACCTTCATAGATTTAATGTGACTACTTCTAAACCAGTGATTGTCACGCCCATTTTCTTCTTGTTTACAGTGGTAATACCCTTCTTCATAACAAGTTCCTTTTTCTAATATCCCTATATACTCATCTCCATCTTGGCATTTAACCTTTACTCTTTTTCCTAAAAACCTCTCAACTACTGATTTTCTCATTCTTCCACCTCTCGTTCCATTTCTTTTAATTCTCGACCTATTGCTTGTATTACATTAACTGTTACTGCGTTTCCAGCTTGTTTATATAATTGAGTATCTGAAGTTCCTGCTTCTTTTGCTTTTTCAAAGGTCCAATCTGGAAATCCTTGAAGCCTCCAGCACTCTTTAGGTGTCAATCTTCTAATCCTATACTCCTTACCATTCCAATCTAGTGTTCCCATATTTCCACTAGCTGTTAGGGTATTAGAAACTCGATCTCCAACTCTTCCTCTTCTTGTTTTACTTTCGGGGTAGGCTAGGTTTGTTCCGTCACCTGGTTTAGCTTCTTGATATCCTTTCTTTGTGCAATTCCTTATTTTGACTGTGTTGTCTTTTTCTCCAATTATCACTCCATGTCTATCTTGTGCTGTTAATGTAAACATAGGCTCGCCATCTGTCTTATATCGTCTGCCATTTTGTCTTTTGTTTGCTCTATCTGGTGTTAATATAGGTATTGCATAAAGACCAGTCTTAGCGCCTTGACCGCCGCCATTAGCTGATAGGGTACAAGATAATCCTTTTGAGGAATAGACCCTATTCCCTTGTGTTGTTCCTCCAGCAATCCTTAGTATCTTCGACTCACTCTTAATATATGTTTCTCCTCCGCTCCCTCTATATCTTGTAGGTACTGTTGTTGCGTATTCATTCCCATAATCTTTTTCGCTTGCTCTTTTGAGAGGAAAAATTTCTCGTCCACTTCCTTCTCTAAGATATCCTGTAATATAGACCCTTTCTCGGTTTTGTGGAACTCCAAAGTCTTTAGAGTTAAGCAATTGCCATTGCGTGTTATACCCAAGGGCATCCAGCGTATTGATGATGGTTTCAAATGTTTTTCCTTTGTCGTGCGATAATAAGCCTTTGACGTTTTCAAAGAGAAAAAACGGTGGTTTTGCTTGTTCAAGGATTTTGGCAAGATAGAAGAACATTGTTCCTCTAGTATCTTCAAATCCCTTTCTATGTCCTGCGATGCTGAATGACTGACAAGGAAATCCTCCTGCAAGTAGTTCGAATTTTCCTCTAAGTTCTGTAAAATCTTCAATTTCTGTTATATCCTTTCCTTCATACTCATCTTCTTTTATATCGTAAATTGCCTTATAGCTTTTTAAAGCGTGGGTATCTCTTTCAATGTGTCCTATACAAGTGTGTCCAGAATTTTCTAATCCCATTCTGAAGCCACCTATTCCACTAAAAACATCTAAGAAATTCATTCTTCCACCTCAAAAATCATTGGTATTTGCACAAAATACTTTGCACTATCATTTGGGAAGTTTGTATCAAGTAAGCCACCCACATAAAAAGGTGGTTCAACAATTTTCCCATCTCTGAACCACAGGCAAGCTCCCATGTCTTCGTGCCACTCTTCTTGCTTTCTCAAAGTTAAAGCGTCTTCCAATTTTCCGAGCCTATTAATCGCTATCCAGTGTGCAAAAAACACATCATAATCACGATACAATCCAATCAAATCTTGTCCTTTAAGTGTCTCAAGCGTAAAATCTCCACCTACTGATTGACTTGTCATCTTTTTATTTTCCCACTCTGTAGGGTCTTTCCTAAATTTTCTCATTCTTCCACCTCAATAATTTCAACTGCAAAATCTCTATATTCTTCCGGTATGTGGATTAAGTCTTTTTCCTTCCATGTTTGTCTTAATTCCGTATTTCTTACATGAGGAAAAAAGTTCCCTTGGTGTGTTAGGAATAGTTGCTCTCCATTGCTTGTTTTTAGGTGAGGTAGGGGGATATTGTATATCTTACTATCTTCTCTTTCAGGTATTGGTGTACTTGCAAATTTATATATAACATCTAATAAATCTTGCCTTAGTCTTTCTTCCAGTTCTAAAAAATCAAGATATTTTGTGTCGATAAAACATCTCTCTGATTTATTAATAGCAGCTAGAATTTTAGTGTCACTTTCAATATAGAAATCAAAATCATCTTCTACAACTTTAAAATCTTTGTCATTATAAAAACCTATACTGTCTATTGCTTTTTTAAATTCTGAAATTTTCATTCTTCCACCTCCATTTTTATTCGTAAAAACCCTAACAAAACTTAACATTTTAATTTTTCAAGCCTTCTTCGTTTTTCTTCGTTTTTCTTCGTTTTTCTTCGTTTTTCTTCGTTTTTCTTCGTTTTTCTTAGTTCTATAAAAACACCGATAAAAACCGATTATTTACATTCCAAACTAAAACCATGAAGTTTAAGCCAAACAGCAGAATTTTCCCAACCATCTAATTTTCTTGCAACAATAAGTTTGTGCATAGAAGCTTTAACTATTTTCATAGGCGGTATATAAACATCAGGATTATATTTCTTAGCAAATTTAATTAACTTAATTGGATTTCTAGTTATAATTGTGCTCTCTAATTCTTTTATATATTTTTCTTTATTCATTTACGCTACCTATCTCATTTAACCTATTTAAAATCATTTTTCCATCCAGTCCGGTAATAAAATAAAAATATTCAGACAAGAAGAATGAAATTACCTCATCAAGACTAACAAAACTACATTGACGAGAGAAAGAAATTTTTTTACCAGCAATCAATCTATTGTAATCTTCAATTGCTTGGTTTACCACCATTCGTATGAGGTCTAAGTAGGGATCTTTACTTCGTAATTCTTTTTCATTGACCATTTTTACTCACCACCTCTTCTAAAAAAATTTCCACTCTTGGATTTACCTTGTCATATAGCACCCTAGAACCATCATGAGAAACAATAATCTTAGAATTATCATCAGCTATCACATGACCAGCGACAAGAATATCACAAGTAGCTTCCAGGAGATTAACAAGATCAACCCTGTGCCTTGTAGGCATGTAATAAAGGCATTTCAAGTTATATTTACCATCAAGTTTTAATTTATACTTGCCAGTAATCTGCAATAAACACTCTTTCTCGTACTTTTCATAAGCCTTTGAAGGCAGGAGTTTATGATAATTTCCGCACTTAACAATCCTGGAAGAATTTTTCTTAGTAATAGGTCTGCCATATAAAATTAAATGCACTCCTCTACCTCCCCGATATCTTTAAGACTTGTAACAATTACAGAATTAGCCTTTGAATCCTCAAGCTCAACAAAATATTTGTATTTTCCCTCTTCAGCTCTCAAAATAACAGCACTTAAAAGCATAGGTTCATAATTTTCCTCACTCAAATTATTTAAACTAACGCCTGTAAATTTCACAAAGCCAGAATTTTTTAAAATAATTTGAGCCCTTTTAATATCCATAAATCACCTCAAATCATACTTCTCATAAGCTTCTTCTCTTTTTTTGCGTGCTACATCCTCAAGTTCATCAGAAGTGTAAGAGTCAGTAATTCCCTGGAAATTGTGAAAAGAATTTTTATTTTTAGTTTTATAAGTCTTGTAATCTCCCCTTGAAATTTTTAAAAGAAAATCATCACTAGCCTTGTTTAAATCTATATTTTCTCTAATCCATGTACTTTCTTTAATTTTTTCAAGAAATAAATTTAAATCATACTTCTCTTTGATTTTAGAGAGAGCCTGAAGAGTTATTTTGTGTTTTAAGGCATTATTAAATAAAGCTAAGTTATTATATAACTCTCTCTCTTTACTTTTCTTTTCTTTTCTTTCCTTTTCTTTCCTTTGTGTACTTTTGCTTACAATAACCCCAGTTTCTGCAACATTAACCCCAGTTTCTGCAACATTAACCCCAGTTTCTGCAACATTAATTAACAATAACTCACTAATAACATGTATATTTTTTCTTCTTTTTGTAATTTCAAAAAATCTTTTTTGAATACCTTTTGAGGTTAACACTTTATATTTTTCAAATAATTCACAATCAAATAATCCAACCTGCAAACATTTCTTGACTGTTTCATCGACATACACTTCTTTAACACCAATCTCATCAGCAATTAAAAAACATATATCTTCATTCCACCTCATGAAATACCCTTCATCTTTATAGATATTTCCAAGCAGAAAAACAATAATTGCCACACTACTAGGCCCGCAAGCTTTAATTACTCGTTTTATTTTTAAATCATTTAAAAAATCTACATTTAATGGATAATAATCTATTCCTTTTATAATTGGTCTTGCCATAACATTCTCTTTTCAAGCCTTAGAACCCTTTTACAAGTTCTAAGGCCCAAATCATTATTTCAATTAATTAAAATGGAAGATCATCTTCATCGGGAAACGGTCTATCTTCATCTATAAATTTATTGGCCTCAGAATTAGCATTATTATTTACAGGGCTTACAGGATGTTCATTTGTATTTCCTTCATTTGCTTCGTTTAAAAGTTTATTTGCCCCTTCTTTTAATATTGGATCCTTGGCATTATCAGCAAGCCATTTAATATATGATTTATCCTTAGCAAATATTTCTCCAAGTAATTGTCCCTTATATTTGCCAAAACTAACCTTAAATCTACCTGCATCATCAGAAGACATATTTTCTAATTGCTCTTTTTGGTTAAAGTTTTTAATGTCTTCCATATCTTGAGTAAATACTTCAGATAGCGAAGCAACAGTTAAACTAGCATCTACTTGAGCCCTTTTCTTTGCCATTTTTAAAATAGTATTAACTTGACTATAAATTTCATCATTTTCTACTCTCACTCTTCCATATTGATTAGATTTTAAAGAATTAGGATCTATTCCTACTGGAACATCTTCAGGCTTTACCCATCTATATCTATATTTATCTTCCTTACTATTGCAATTACCAAGACCCTCAGTAATTTTTATTCCGTTTTTAGATAAAACACATCTTACAGTATAGGCAAAAACACCCTTGCTCCAATCTTCAACCCTATCAATAATTTCATATTCACTGGTAAGACCAAACATCATTAAAATTTTTTCTGCACCAGGTTTCAAAAGCGTAGGCTTCCCTGTTCCTGGTATTGTGTCATAATCTTGCCCACCTCTTAAAGCTCCCTTTATAGCCGTTTGTATTCTTGCAACTTTACTAAGAGTTGTGGAAACATCTTCGATTTCTACAGTATCAACAAGTTTCATTAATTCATTTTCCATAATTTATCTCCTTAATATTTAACATTAAAATTCCTAAATTCAGAACTTACAATACCCTCAACAATTTCGCCATTTTCATCAACAGCAAGACCATTTGAACCAGTTAATTTTTTCTTAAAATCAGTCTTTTTAATAGACTTCTTAACCTCAATAAAATCATAAAGTTCATTATCCTCAAGAAACTCTAAAACCTTATTCTCATCAACCCATTCAAACTTAGTTTGTAATTTTCCATAAGAAGCAGAACCAACGGCAGTTTTTAATTTAAACTTAGGATCTTCTTCCATTCTCTTATTAACATAAGCCTCTAAAAGACCTTTAAAATATGCCTCATCATCATCTAGCTTTTTAATTTCTTTCTCGAGATACTCTTTATATTCATCAATTATATTTTTGACATAGGCAGTTTGCTCTTCCTTAATCTTTTTAATCTGTCCCAACTTTCTAAAACACCAGTCGCAAGCAGATAAAGAATCAACAACAAACTTTTCTCTTACCTCTTCCTTTTCTTCTTCTGTCTTATCAAAATCCTCTTCAATAGTTAATAAATTCTCCATCAATAAACCCTCCTTCTATCTCCATTTTCAATTTTATCTATTACACTTTGTAAATATTCGTTAGCCTCTTCATAGGGATAAGCATCAAATCTTTTTTTTCTGTGATTCTTCATCATCAAATTCTTATAATAAGTTTCTGAAAGAATAGGTCTAATCTCTTCTCTAGCATCACAAGAATTTAATTTATAAGAAATCTTGAAAAAGAAATCCTTAGATTCTTTTGTAACCATAATATATGAAACCAATCCTACATAATTCATTAAAAATCACCATCCATAACATATTCACTCGCAATCATCTCAGCCCTATTAATAGCAGAACTTAATCTTTCAATCTTCTTTAAAATATCTTCCTTGTTTTTTATAAGCTCCTCATTATTTTCATCTCCTGCTAATAAATATTCAGCATAAGCCAATTCGTCAACAGTATTTTTAAATTCTCTTTCAATATTTGTCATTTTCAAAACTCCTTTATTTGTGATATAATAAAGGCAAGATAATAATTCTTAAGTCCTTGAGTTTTAGTCGACCTGGGACTTTTTTCTTGCCCTCATCTAGTTTAAATCTCTAACCTCAACCAAAACAAACCCATCCTAAACAAAAACTGATATATGTTCCTAAAACACCTAAAATCGTGTAAAGCATAATCTTAATGCCCCTAATAGTATTTCTTTTTCTCCTACTTTTTTCTAAGAGAGCCGCAGTTTTTTTCCTTAACTCTTCAGTTTTTTTAGTCTGATTCTTAAGATAATTTCTTCTAGTAATTAGAATTTTCATTTCCTCAGTCATTTTTTACTCCCTTTCCTCTTTAAATTTGTCTACCAAAAGCTTTATAAAAGCTTCCCAGTCAGCTTGGTTGTCACTATATTCGATGGCAACTTCAAAATTCTTGTCCATAACTACCTCCTAAAAACTTATTAGTAAAATAAATCTGTCCTTTACCAGTCATCTTCGTTGTCGTAGTTGTCCTGATACTGCCATCAGGATTGTTGATGACTCTTACCTTGGTTTCAAAAAGTCCTTGCTCCATAGACTTTTGTGTTGGCTGGTTTCTTCTTTCTCCAGTTTTACACAAGTAACCTTGGTTTCTTAAAGTGTCAAACAGTCTATTCTGTCCCATATTTGGTAAGCCGTTTTGTTTTAATCTCTTTGCAAACTCGCCTATAAGGATTGAGTTCTCGGCTACTTCGCAGGAATCCGAGAATAAAACCTTAGGTTTATTCCTTTCATTTTCTTCTTCAGCTAAAATTCTTCTTTGTTTTTCCTCTTTTAGAGTTGTTGCAAGCTGTATCAAGTAGTCCGGGTCTGTAAGAGTCCTTTCAATGACTGTTTCTGTCATGTATGCTCCGTGTTTTCTGATTGTTGGTAGCACTTCGGACGTAACCCATCTTTTAAATTCTTTGGCTTTTTTCATTTTTGATGAAAAGATTAGGGAGTATAGACCAGATTCATTTATGATCGGTGTTTTCTGATTTCTTCCTATGGAGTCCTGAATTGGGATTTCATCTCTATCCTCATAATCTATATGGTCTTGTATTGCTTTAGTAGGTCTTGAATACTCTAATATTTCTGCAACGTCTTTACCTACAAACCAAGGTTCGTTATTTTCATCTATTATTGTTCGGACTTTTCCAAACTCTTTATTTTCAAAAATTCTTAAATCATTCATTTTTGCTCCTTTCTTACTCGTAAATCTCCCACCAATTAATCTCTAAGACTTCTCCTATCTTCTTAGCTATACTTACTGGCAATTCCCTTCTTCCGTTTTCATAGTGTCCGTATCTAGCCTCTTTAATTCCTATTAACCTTGATAGTTCTCTTGCAGTTAAACCTTTATTTTCTCTAATTTCTTTTAATTTTTTCATGTTTTATCCTCTTGTCATTAAATACTACATTTTGTATAATTGATTAAAATTAAGCTAAAGGAGATATTTATGGATTTAGAAAAATATTTAAAACAATATAGTAAATATCAAAATCAGATAGATTTACTTTCAAATCATTATTCCAAAATAGATGAAGCAATCCGCAAAATTGACCAAATCCAGAAAATAGAGAATTTAACATCAGCTGAATATATGCTCAATATCCAAGATCACATAAATATGGTGAATAACTTTTTAGCCTCTTATGATGCAATTAATAATTGTGCTAGATTTCATGAGCAATTAAACATCGCAAACAAACTCGCTTTAATTAATAGCAATATTGAGAAAATACAGAGCGTGCAATCCTTAATTGAAAAAGTTAATTTGCAAAATTATTCAAATGTACTTTTTGATTTTAAGATTCGAGAAATTTTAAAATCTTATAATGATCTTGAAAATTTATTGGATGACACTCCATCAGCCCCTATAGAAGTCCAAGATACTAAGGTTAAATTAAACGAGCTCCTAAACTTAAAAAAATTAATTACTATAAAGAATGTTTTGGCATTAATAACTTTTCTATTACCTATTCATAGTATGTTGTTGATTTTCTATCCAGAACTTAGAGGAGAATCTGAACGTATCCATAGTCTTATTTCTGAACTCGTAGCAGTTGTCTTATTATGGTCTGCAAATAAATCAAGCAAAGATTAAAGAAAAACTGAACATTTATATCTCCTAATAACTGCTTAGCATAATCAGGATCATAATTTGAATTTTCAACAAGCCTTATTCTTCTTTCAAACTCATCAATACTAGGTATATTAAGGACTTGTAAAAAAACTCCAGACATAAGCTCGTCTTTTAAACTTTTCTTGATTTTTTCTATAGCATCCTTAATTTCTTCTCTTTCTTTTTCCATTACTTACTCCTTATAGTTTTATTCCTTGCCTTGAATATTTAGCCAACCAGTCAACAACCTCTTCTTTTATAAAAAGTAACCTGTTGCCATTCCTGAGCTTTGGAAAATCAGAATATTTTTTCGCCATAGATCTTATTTTGTGCTCACCTATCGGAATTTCCCTGGCGAGTTCTTTAGCTGTCATTAATGTAGCTTCCATGTTCTCACCTACCTTTATTTTAAATTTGCTATAATCATCTCAAGGAGGTGATTATATGTCAGAAGAACTAATACAAACTTACAAACAATTAAAATATCTAATTAACTACCAAGAAAAATCACTTGATAAAAATCAAAAACTTCTTGTAACGACCAATAAAACCGTTGTTTCTAAAATATCCTACTTAGAACCTAATCTTCTAATTCTATCTGGAATAGATTGAGAAACTCTTGAACCAGCTCAAGACGCAGTTCATTATGCAAATCTAAAAATTCACTTGGAAATTGTCTTAGCCAAGCAGGGCGATCAATCAAAAATGCCGAACAGAATTGGATTTTTAGGCTCAGCTCAAATTGATTAATTAATTTTTCAAGATTTTGGTTCATTTGTTCCAGCAAGTGAACCATTTCTCTTTCATCCTTCATCTTCCACCTCCTAATTTAATTTTCTTAACTCACTAAATTCATCTTCAAGAATCAACACCACCATCTGTTATACTTACAGTAAGGAGGTGATTTTATGATTCAATTTACAAACTTTGAAGATTTTAAATTAATGCTATCAAAATTAGAGATTAATAATAAAACATTCTTAATTTATGGATATAAAGAAGAAACTTATCCAAATATTTACTTTGAAGATTCCGTAAAAGACCATGTTTTATTTAAATTCCTAATAATATCAGACTTAGGTTATTTCTACTTCATTGAAAAATATAGCAATGACGAAATAGAAAAAATAAATGAACTAAACAGAGTTTTAGATAAAGAAATGATAATTAATAAAAACTTTAATCTTTCTAATGAAAATAAAATTATTATTTAGCTCTATGACGGATCAGCTATATTACATGATTTAGCTGGTCCATATTATTTACAATTTCAATTATCAGATTTAAAACTAATACCTTGTCACTTAAATTTTCGCAATTGTTATATAAATCAGTCGCTTCTTTAAGAAGATAACTCCCCAACTTATTTTTAAGCTTTTCTAAATCCATCTTCCACCTCCTAATTTAATTTTCTTAACTCACTAAATTCATCTTCAAGAATCAACACCACCATCTGCTATAATTGCAGTAAGGAGGTGATCAAATGTCTTACTCTCATAAAATTCAAAATCAAATCCTAAAAAAGTGCTATGAAAATTACCTGAAAAGTGGGATTCCATCAGGTGAGTTTATTTTTGGATTCGATAACAACATCAGGCAAGACTGGTTTGATACATTAGACGAAATGTATTTAAACTCATATATAAAACCTGGCTACAAAGCCTTAGGTATGAGTAGACTAACATTAACCGAACTTGGACTTGAACTTGCCGAAGAATCTTTTAAATAGAATTTTTAAGTCAAAACCAATGGATTTTACGATATTTATAATTGTGAAATCCATTATTTGCTCTTGCCTAAATTTCACAGGAACACTCTCGTCATTAATTCTTTTAAACATATCTACAACCTTAATTGATAAACCTTTTTTTCTGACATAAATATGATAAATTTCGTCATTTATATAAATCCTGATTCCCTTGGCACTATAATCAGTATTAAATAATCTCATCAATACCACCTCCTAATTTAATTTTAAGTACATTTTGTACAGTTAGAGTGTAAAAAAATATCATCTATTCCATAACCAAGAGCATTTGCTATTTTTTGTGCTACTTGTAAAGATGGATTCCTTTCTTCATTCTCAATAAAACCAATATATTTAGGTGTAACACCTACTAAATTAGCCAACTCTAACTGAGTTAGGTTTTTTTCAATTCTCTTATCTTTAACTTTATTCAAAATATCACCTCAAATCTCTTTATGTACATAGTGTACAGTACAAAATGAAGAATGTCAATAGATTTTTTAAAAAATTTATTGTATAATGTACTCACAGTACAGAAACAAGAAAGAGAGTAAGTTATGGAAGGTAAAATTCTTAAACAATTAAGAGAATTACATAATATGACACAAAAAGAATTAGCAGATAAAGTAAAAGTAACTCCGAAGGCTATATCTTTTTATGAATTAAATCAAAGAGAGCCTTCAAACGAGCTATTAAAATCTTTTTCACAAATATTTAATGTGTCTGTGGATTATTTATTGGGCAACTCATATATTCCAAAAACCCAAGAAACCAAATCTAAAGCTGAAGAATTAGAAGAAGACTTCCCTGAAGGAGTATCTGTACTATATAGAGCAAACAAAAACCTCACACCCGAACAAAAAGAAGTCATGCTAAGGATGATAAAAGCAACTTTCTTTGATGGTGAAGATAAGTAAGACATTTATTATATGCATAACATTGTGCATTTCAATGTGCATTTTTGACTTGTGATTGTTGTGTCTATAACCATATTTAAGATAATTTAAATTTTTAGACCTGTTTGCTTGTGCATTTAATTGTGCATATCAATGCATTTTTTATTAAGATATTATTATTTTAATTAATAGTTTACAAAATAGAAGTTAATGGTATAATTAAATTAACAATAAGACTGAGTAGGGTTTCTACTCGACCATTAGGACTTCCGTTTTGGAAGTCCTTTTGTGTTATATAGGAGTTTATATGAAGCCATTTAAAACAATTGATGAGCAAATAGAAATTTTAAAAAACAGACATCTTAAATTTATAAATGAAGAAGCTGCAAAATCTAATCTTATATCTTATGGCTACTATGAAATAGTAAATGGATATAAGGACTATCTTCTTATCTCTTCAAATCCAGATATTTTTAAAGACGGCTCTACTTTTGAACATCTTTTTTCCTTATATACTATGGATAAAGGCTTTCAAGAAGCTGTCGTTAATGCTGCATTAGAGTTTGAATTAATATTGAAGTCTGCTATGAGTTATGTTATTGCTGAAACATATTCTTCTGATCAAAATAAATATTTAATAAAATCAAATTACAAAACGGGTAAAGTTAGACAAAATAAAGATGGTACTAAATACTTTGAAATTGATTCTACATTTATAAAATTCAATAAAATAATAAATGATGAAATAGAGCCATTTAAGCACTACAGATTAGTACACCAAAATACACCTCCTTGGATATTGTTTAAGGGTGCCACTCTTGGAAATATGATGCACTTTTTTAAACTTCAAAAAAGAGATGTTAAAGATAAAGTCATAAGTATAGTATTCGATATTCCTTTAGAAATTATAAAAACTGATAAAGATAACACTATTAGAAATCTTTTTTCAGATTTATTATCATTAGCATTTAAATTTAGAAATAGATCTGCACACTCTGGAAGGATTTATAACTATAAAGCTGAGAATACATCTGTAAGGTATAATCAAATTTTACACGGAAGAATGAATATTGACGAAGCTCTATATAGAAATGGTTTTGGTATGAATGATTTGTATACTTTGCTTTGTGGATTTACTTTTTTAAAAAATAGACTTATATCTGTTAAATTTTCCGTTAACTTGCAGTATGCTCTTAACAAGCACTTAGAGTTATACCCTGAAGATACAGTTGATTTAATTGAATGCATAGGATATCCAAACTATAATTCTGAAGATTCAGCTGACTCTATATTCAATAAAATATTTTTTAATAAAAATAACTATTGATAAATTAATATTAAGAAAAAATATATGGGATTTATTCCCTATATATTTTTTAATTTTAAAAGAACAAAGGTTTTTAAATGAATGTATTAAATTATTATCTACGCTATTCCGTAAGCATGGCAAATTACGTGTACAAAAAAATTACATACGAAGAAAGATTACTACCGATAATGGTTGAAGATATTATTAAATATAGACCCGATATAAAAATAGTAAAAGATGATCTGCTGGGCTTGGATGGATATAGCATTTACAATAAATATACTAAAAAATATATTATAGCTCTTGATGATGTGAATTTTGATTTAAGTCGACAAAGATTTACCCTTGCTCATGAACTTGGCCATATCTTTTTAAAACATCACACCAAATACAAATATTTGAACAGTTATGTAAAAGAAAAATCAGCAAATGCCTTTGCAGGAGAACTGTTAATGCCAAGAGAAATTATGTATAAGACCGCTAAGTTTCCTGCTAATTATATTTCAGGTCTTTATGGAGTTAGTTGTGCAGCTTATAAGAGAAGAAAAGAATTTTTAGATGAAATTGATAATTTTAGTAAAAAAAATGAAGATGAAAAGTTTTTGCCTTTTGAAGATTTAATCAAATATACAAAGCACTCTTTATTTTTAAATAAATATAATTTGTTGTAAATGTTAGCTAAAGGCCGTACCCTTCGCAGGTACGTGGATTGAAATATGAGGTGAAAAAAATGAAAGAAAAAAATCCAAATGGTTTAGGTAGTCTTACCTATAGAATGGTTAATGGAAAAAAATATTGGACTGGTCGTGTTTCATTAGGACAAGACTTGGAAGGTAAGTTAGTTAGAAAGTCATTTTCTAGCTACAAAAAATATGAAGTCATAGAAAAAATGCAAAAGGCATTAGGTCAAACAAATATTGCTGGCTTTACTACCTCTGGGGATAAATCTCTATCTGAATTTATTTCTTATTGGCTATACAATATAAAAGTTAAGGAAATAAAAAGCACAACTATAGCCAGATATCAAAGCCTTTTAAATCTTCATATAGCACCTTATCCTTTTTCAAGAACTAAGGTAGGAGATATTACTATCTTGAATTTACAAAACTTCATAAACCTACTTGCTGATGATGAAAAAACATCAATTAATACTGTAAAAGATACACTGGCCTTAATTAAAAACTTTCTTGACTACACAATAATTCTAGGAATCTTCCCCACAAACCCTGCCGAATATGTAAAGGTCCCCAAAAAGAATAAAACTGGAAATTCGGGCAAATATAGATTTTTTACCGCTGATGAACAAAAACTTTTAATAAATAATTTAGATCTTGAAGATCCTGTAGAACAAAGCCTTTATATAGATTTCTTGACAGGTCTACGAAGAAATGAACTAAGGGGACTTAGGTGGAAAAATTACTCTGACGGAATCTTAACGATAGAACAGCAACTTAGAAGGTCTTATACTTTTGAAAAAGATGGAACAAGAAAATTAAATAAAAATACTACCCAAGACCTGAAAACTGAAAACTCATATAGAACTGTCGCTCTTCCAAAAATTGCCGATAATCTTTTACAAAAACTAAAAATAAAATCCTATGAAAAACATTTAAGGCTTGGTCAACCCTTTAAAGATGATGCCTTTATATTTTCTGATGATTTTTTACAACCCATCGAAGAAAAAAGATGCAATAGGAGATTACAAGCAATATGTAGAAAAATAGGCATAGAACCTAGACCCCTACATTCCATAAGGCACTCTTATGCCACTAGGCTTTTTGAAGCCGGAGTTGATATAAAAACAGTACAAAAACTAATGGGCCATAGTGACTATAAAACTACTCTTAATATTTATGTACATGTAATGGATGATGAAAAAGAAAAGGCAGCCGCCGTCTTAGATAAAATGTATAATTAA